ATTTGCTCCCATAATTCCATCCCAAGCTGACTCTTCCTCATTTTTAGGACGAGTTCTTGGGTCTTGGCCTTGTATGGCCCCAGGACTTGGAGGAGCTTTCTTGGAAGCTCTTACCGCTTCAAGTGAGTCGTAAACGCCTTGAGATGCTTTTTTACCGTTAACATCCTGCCAAAGCTTTACAAGGTTATCCAAACCGACATTTTCTTTCGGTTGGGTAACGAACTGTAAAAATTCTTTAACATCGTCATCGGGCATCCTATGAACGTTCTTTAACTCATTTATCGTGTTATTCAAGGCAATAGACTCATTCATTTGAGACATATGACCTTCAATAGCACGTGACACCGACTGATTCTCCTGAGCTACTCTCATTTGATAAGACGGTGAATCCGGCTTGTAATAGGCGTCCCAAGGATTAAATTCTTCCTCGGATACCTGTGGAACTTGTTCTTTCTGCTGATTAACAGTTGCGGCCTGATTGTTCTGCTGCATCTCCACCGCAGTACCAAGGGCGTCTTCAAGCTTAGTCAAACTTGACTGTGACTTATCATATAATGATTGCCACTTTTTGCTTTCATCTTCCCAGTCTACGTGTGAAGTCTCGCTATCCGAAACAGGTTGAGCGACACCTTCGTATCCCGACTCAGTAAATGCACTATTATCATCAACAAAAGGATTGGTTTCATCAGTCCCAGCTACAACGTCATCAACGACGCTTTCGCTAGAATTTGCTTCAGCTATATAATCTTCCATTATTTTCCTTTCTACAATGTTTCGAGTTCTTCAGGAGCGGAACCTGGGCCCTCTTGCATATTTTCTACAATAGGCTTCAATTTCTCCAACTCGAACTTCACTGTATCGGCAAACTTATTTGTTTGCACTTTCTTTTCTGCTTTTGCGTCTGACCGTACTTCAGATAGGTCTCGTTTGAATTTCTCAACCGCAACCCTCTTCTTGTCTTGGACAGACTCCCTTTGTGCCGTTTGCAGGTCTCCCCGCAATTCTTTAACTTGCTGTTGCAACTGTTCGTTGGCTTGTTGCAACTGAGCAATTTCACTCATTCGTGACAAAATACTTTCTTTATCGAATATCTCTGGATTCTTCTTCAATACTTCTGTTCTATCAACCAACCCAGCCTGATAAGCTTCGAAGTATACACCATACTCAGCCCACTTACTTGTTGGTAATGTAGAACCTGGTTCAATTCTAACGTCATGTTGTCCGATATTGTTCCTGTCTTTTGCAATATCAATTATTGTTTGATTCATATCACTGTACAACATATTAACTGATACTTCGTTAATATTGTTATTTGGTTGTACTAATCGAAACATCTTTTGGAATGTATAATGACCTTTAGAGAATGAATACAATAATCTTCCAATAATGTTAACACTAAATTCAATATCCCTTAGTTTTGACTTTGGACGTTCAGAACCCAACATCACCATACGTTCTGTACCACGAACTGTATCAGGTGCTTTTTCGGAAAATCCATGCATCATCTCAGGAAGACCAAAGATAAAATCTATATAAAACTCAGCTTGTTCAATCAACCGATAGAACTCAGACGCTAACGGTGTTGGAGCTGGATAATGTGGTTCACCCTGAGAAGTATCAATTTCAATGACTGCATTTGGGTTTGCCCAGTCTCTTTCTAACTGGTCAAGTCCATTGATAGCACTTCCCAAAGGAACTAAAAGTTTTAACCCGGCAGAGGCTTGAGCGTGTGACAAAGCGAGAGACCACAACTTATTGAGTAGTCTTTGCATTGGTCGTGTCCTCGAAACATCCGATTTCGGATACGGAGTTCCAGACCATATATTTGGTAAAGGAACAATAGGATAAACATCAGTATTGAGAACAGTTTCGTATAGAACAACCTCACCAACAGTCGCGACAACACCAATACGAGTTTGGAGCACTTCTTCAAAACTCATTAACCCACGCTCAAACACACCGGGATTTTCTTTTAGAAAAACAGCAAATTCTTCATCACTAAGAACCATTTCTTCACCGCTACGTGAATCCACTACACGATAAAACGGTACTTTGGTCTTAAAGAACCTTTCAAGTATTTGATATTTTTCAGAACTAAAAGTATCTAAATCTTTTGCTTCAGCTGGCGTTGTAATAACCATGCTGTTCTTATTCTGAGCATCTGGGAAATCTTCCTCTGAATATGGAGAAATTTCCTCAATCAGACCTGGTATTAATTCTCCAGTCTCTTCATCTACCTGAGCCCCTAAGAATGGATATAAATTAACAATTTGGTCACCAGTCAGAATAGTCGATAATATAATTGAATCAGCATCCTGAAAAAATCTATCACGAGACGATGGTGGTACGTAAACACGGAACGGATTAACTGACGTAAACTTAACTTCACCCTTTCCAAAGTCCGCTTCATTATCAATGTAAACATATAGGTATCCGAGTCCTGTAACAGCATAATCATGAATAGCGTCCTTCATATGGACATCTCCACTCGATACCTGCCACACATACCCCAATATTGTTCTCCAAGCAGAAGCCACCTTAGTATCAGAATCTTCTCTTGGAATTGCTGTAAATACAGGAGGCTTTGCTGTAATAACGCTTTTTAGCTTTTCAATAGCAGGAGATATTCTATCCATTGCTACATCAGCCTGATTCCGAGATTGTAGTTCCTCAGACTCAGCGTTAGTAAAATGATTTCCATGATAGAAATCTATATCGCTGCGAGCTTCTATTTCCCAATCAGCCCGAGCATCCCGCCACCGCCTGTGCAGTTCTTGGTTCTCTTTTGCTGATGGATGCTGTTCTAATGCCATATTAATGTGACTTACGCTTTGTTGTTAAATTAAATATAAATATATTGCAATCAAAGAAAAAAACGCTAAAATCGTCTAAAAGTTCCATTTTATCGTCTAGCACCTGTCATCCAGTTGTAATATCCCTTTAATTTGCTACCACCTTTCTTACCAGCACGCATCTCACTTACAGAGATAGCAGTGCTAAGTGGAGCTTTGGAATAATAGTCTGCATAGTACAATCCGTCCATAAGGTCATCGTTCTTAGGAACGGGATGTTCAAACATCTCATCTACCAATTCAGTCATTTCTCTACGAATATACAATTTTTTACTATTTACAATCGGGCCAAGTGAAGTTTCTAATCTATCTGCTTTTTTTATACCTGGTGGTGGTTTAACACCTTTAAAGATTCCTGGTATCAGTCTTCTATCAGATGCAGCCATTCTCGTAACCATATCACGTACCATCTCCTGAGCAGCGACTGTTTCTATGGTAACTCGTCTTACAGGACTATATTTACGAGCCATATCGATAATTTTCTGTGGTAAATCAAATGTTGGTATTCTTTCACGATAATATTCCAATACGTATCGATTTTTGTTTGCATCAACTCCTATAACCATAATAACCTGAAAATCAGACTGTTTCGTTGCAGTAGCCGCAATATCAACTCCGATATAGATATTAATTGGAATTGCTTCATTTCGGAGTACAAGATATGAATAATTATCGATTGACTTGAATGCTCCGTCATGATACTGTATTCTATCTGTTTTGAACGCTGCCGATGATAAATCACGAGCATCATTCATATATTCCTGTGCAAACTTGTTTACAAGACCAGCTTCTATAAATTCACGTTTTTTAGACTCTAACTTGGAAACTGGGAACTGTTCAGGCCAAATAGACTCTCCATCGTGTAATGCTCGATAAAATGTCACATCCCAAGGATATTTACGTTCTTCACGATTTGCCAGTCTATTCCCATCAACAACCATCTGTAAAAAACTGTCATAATGGACAATCGTACCACATAACCATATCCATCCCTCTTTACCAGGAGATTCCTCTAAAGCAGGGTAAACAGTCGAAACAATCCACTTTTTAATCTCATCACGACGTTCAGGTGTCTTAGTGTTCAGTTCAGATTCAAAGTCATCAAGAATAATACCAGTATAACGTACATCAATCTCAGTACGACCACGAAGTCTCTGTGATGTACCCTTAGCAATCAATCTATCACCTTTTGATGTAACAATGTCCCTTTCAGTCCATCTATTACCAACTGAATCACCAGCAAGGTTTCCAAAGTAGTATCTTATCGAATCATTATACTCAAGATGGCTTTTAACATATTTAAGATGGTCAATGGCCTGTCCCTGTTCTTCAGCTACCCACGCCATGAATTGTCTTTGCCCTTGTGGCGAGAAAACAATTTTGTGTAGAATAGCAGCTTTCGAGAGGATGGACTTCCCAAAGCCCCTCGGTAGAATATTACATATACGGGCTCCAGGGTCTGTATCAATAAGTTTTTTACCCACTTCCTCATGGAACGTGGGAGAAGAGCTTTTATTGAGGAAATCAGCTGGCAAAAAAGCGCGACCAAAATAAAGCAAGTCGCTATAAGAACGTGCAAGAACTTCATCTTTCTCCTTTAAATCTGGTATAATGTTTATTTCTTTATTTTCCACAATCTAAGCATATCCCTTAACATCGGAATAAACATCCAAATCTCCGACATCAATTAAATTATCATCATAATCGTACAATGAGGTACATTTAGGACAAATCCATCCAGCGACCGAATTGAATAAGTCCATTAACACAACTTTTTGATTATCTACCAATGGTTTGTCACAAACGAGACATCCAGTCAGTTCGCTGTGAATTCCCACATCACGCAGGGTTAGTCTTGTCATCGATTGTTTTTTTTGCATGTCCAATTACTTTTATGTTATCTGAACTTATACGTTTTAGCTGGTCTTCGCTGAATCCTTGGAATACAGTTAAAGACTCTGTTTTCTTTTCATTAGGGAACATTCCTGCTATTTTCATCAAAAGCTCAATAGCCCTTAACTTGTCACCATCCTTACCATCAAGGTTATCAATAACATTTTTAGTCATTTCTAGCAGATAATGTTTAGACGCTCCAATATCACTTAAAATTACTTCAATTTCTTCTGTAACCAATTTTTGTATCCTTTCGGTTTTTAACAGTCCACGAGCTGTTTCCTTAGCGTATTGATACTTATTTGTCGGAAATACACGTAAATACGCATCTGTTGGATTCATTCCCTTTGCAACATACTTTGCAAACAAGAATTCATTATTTGTTGGATTTTCTCGTTCTTCACGAAGTTTTTTACAAAATTTCTTATTTGAGAACGAATATATGTTCTTTGGTGGTACACCACCCATATCAACATTCGGATTCGTAGTGTATGTACCAAGTATCGTTCTAACGTAGCCCATTGCATTGCCATGAGCAGTTTTCATGGTACTGCGTCTTAGAATCTTACAAACTTGTAAATCGTCAGTTACAACCCATTCGCCCTCGTTAGCTTTTCTCCAGTCAGACGAAAGTTTCTTCTCTGGGTAGAAATTACGAAACTCGTCCACACTTTCGTACAGAACCTCCTGATTACGGGAAATTGTCTTTGTTCTCACCTATACTACTCCCAAACCTGTTGATTAGACGAGCCCAACGCCGCCCCTCCGAGTATAGGTGGTTAAGGAAACAGTAATCATAGTTACTCCTACTCGTTTCCATCTATCGTCTGCCCCCAGACGAAAGTCTTCCCGTTGTGGATGTCAACAACATCCATTCTAAAATCTCCTGTAGGGAACCAGTCTATAATACCAAATGCATGTGCCCAATTATGTA